AACAGTTAAAGGTTGCACGCAACGGCAAGGTTGACTCAGAAGCCGTGGCTGCATTGCTGGGATTATCTGCCCAGCATCCAACCGAATTGCTGCCCACTATCCAAGGCACAGCAGCGCTAGCATGGATTGAACAAGGCGCATCTAATCTGCTGCACCTTGCACGGGTTAACTCATCCCCATTGTGGATTGGTCAGACCAAGCGTGGCTCATTGGTTTACGGTTCAACCTTAGATACCGTGGAAAATGCAGCCACCATGCTAGACACACGCCTTGACTGGACATACGAAGCCAACGAAGGCGAGTATTTCAAAGTCAAAGACGGCAAGATTGTGGAGTGGCAGGCGTTTAAACCATACCGCAATTCTTTTACCTACGATTGGCGCAACATGGCGTTTGATGATGATGAGTGGAACGCCATGACCGAACACAGCATGATGAACTACTAAACAGCGACACAAAGATAGCCCCGTCAGAAATGGCGGGGTTATTTTTTTTGCGTACATTGTGCGTACAGTTATGTACAGATTGTAATTGTTTAAACAGATGTCCGATTTGTATAACTTTTGTTCAACGAACAAAAGTGAGTCTAGCACATGGCACAAGCCAAGTGTTTAAACGCGTGTCGTATTCCAACTAGGTGGTGGTGGCGGTGGTTCCGGTGGTGGTGGCATGGTAAATGTTTAAACAACAATGGGTTAGCAGAGCCGGAGTGCGAGTGCTAAATGTTTAAACAAAGATAACAAAATTGTTATGAATTATTTTTAAAATGTGCTTGACTACGCACGAATAGGGCATGAGATGATAGGTCTTGTGTTGGTGAGAGATGCAGGTCTAACCAGCGTAATCACCAACACACCTAACATAACAGAAAGGCTGGACATGTACACAGATGAACAAGTGGAGAACATGTGGAAACAGGGCGACAATAAGAAGCCCTATCTGCTAGTCCTTTACAACAAGGCAACAAAGAAAGAGTGGGAACCGCAGACTTTCTATGCAGAAAGTTTGAAGCAAGCAAAGGCGCTAGCCATTGAGTGGCAAGTGCGTTTTTGTGGGCAGCAGATGCGGGTTCAATCAGTACAGGTGGTGAGTTAATCATGTTAGAAATTAGGAACCAAGTCATTGCAAAGATTGCTTACCACTTACGCTTAGAACAAGCAGGCAGAACATGGAAGCAAGGCACAGTCAGTTATCACAAGAACAAAGCAGAAGCATACAAAGAAGTACTGGCTATGCTTGACCAAGCAAAGGTAGGTGTTTAAACATGGCTGCCATTAAAGTTAGCAAGCATCTCCACATTGACCGAGTGTGGACAAAGGACATCACTTTCACATACCAAGGGGATGAATACTATGTCCATCTCCTATGGGATGAGCGTGAAGGCTACAAAATGTGGTGGTTTAAAGATGAAAACCACGCTGAGTACAACCTTGAACCTGAGTGGGTTCCTACCTATCAACCAAGTGAAGGGGATGATGGGCAATACAATTTAGCAATTCAACTGGATGCCTTATGCATAGACAAAGGCGAAGGATTGATTGTTAAACATACAAACAACCGTTTAAACACAACAGAACTGGAGTCGCTATGACGGTGCAAGTGTACGAAAATGGCGTACTAATTTGGTACGACACAGCAAACGCATTGGATGGTGTATTGCGTAGGGTTGGCAACCTTGCACATGCGTATCCACAAGATAGTTTAATTCAATCGGTTGCGGTTGATGCACAAAAGATACGAACCGAAATCAATACTGCTATTGAAAACAGATGGCATCACAAACCTGTAAAGGAGAGTGTTTAAACATGGCTAATCATCCAGCAACCAAGGGTGTTGTCCTTTATCCTGACGGAACATACGCACGCAGGGTATTTGACTCACTAGAAAAAATGCAGGAAAGTGTGGGCGGACTTATTGAAATCATGCGTTTGCCTAACGCAACTGCATACATAAATGAAGAAGGTAAACTGCATGACCTTGACTTCAACAACAACGCAACGCTGCTATGCCTACTGGCTGGCAACATTACATACTGGGACAACATCAAAGGCAACATGATTGTTGTTGGCACAGATGATGGTGAAGGCTACGACACGGACATCTCGGACTATTGGTTAACAACTATTGAAACCTTTTGGGAACCGAGAGAACTACATGAGTGGGAGAAGGCAGCATGAAACCTAACGAAGCAAGCAAGTACAATCCCCTGATTAAAGAAACGGCAAAGCCATCAAGACAGATGCGTAAGCGTAAGTTTAAACGCAGTAGTTTGACTACCCGTGGAGTTAAAACGGTAGCAGCATCAGCGTTTGTATTTGGTTTACTTATCGGATACACAGCAGCACCAACCAAAGCAACATCAGCAGCGCCACCGCAGCCAGCGGTGGGGTTGGTTGCCTACCATACTAACGACTTCCAATTACATGCAATCAATCTGCTAATGCAACGCAATCAAGTAGAACAATGGTCTTGTTTGTGGGCGTTATGGACTGCCGAAAGTAATTGGCGAAATAAAGCAGAGAACAAATCTAGTGGCGCATACGGTATCGCACAGTTTATGCCAGCCACATGGAAAAATGTTGGATACGAAAAGACATCTGACGGTTTCATCCAAGTCCGAGCAGGACTTGCTTACATTGACCACCGCTACGCAGGTTCCCCGTGCAAAGCATACGCACACTTCCTTGCCAAGCGGTGGTATTGATGTCGTTTAAACCACAACATCATAGAGTCATAGGAGTCAGGCAAATTGGGGACATTACATACCATTACCTTTCGTACAACTCAACAGAGTTTGCGAAGGGTAATTGTGTGGGAATTGATACGGAATTATTTTTCCCTGAAAATGCTGAACTTACAGCAGAACAACATAACCTGTTTAAACGCATCTGTGGTGATTGTCCGGTGCAAGCCATGTGCTTGGAGTGGGCGCTATGCCATGAGCGAGAAGGGATTTGGGCTGGTACAAAACCACACGACAGGCGTTTAATTCGTGAGAAGGCACGCATAGGCTTGTCTGACCCAGCCCTTGCAAGCAAGTTTATTGTCTGATACGCTACATCTGAACAACACCCAATGGTTCCAGTCCCAGCGGGTGTTGTTCCTTTTATAGCCCTAGTTCTTTAGCAAGCATAAAGACTTCATCACTTAAATCATCAAGAGTTCCATCATTATAGATTACATGTTTAAACAAATGATTATCCATTGCATGCTCTGAGATGTGATGATTAACTGGTGCGTGGTTATGACGATTGATACGCCATACATCACCACCTCTATCTTGAATAGCCTTGGCTTCATTAGGAAAGCGCACATCAGAAAATACTACTCGCTGGTATTCGGCTGCTCGTTTAAACGCTTGGTCAATCCAAAATGTTTCACCAAATAATTCACGACCAACATCAGTTCCAAATACTTGCAGCAATCTACGGACTTCTGCATTGCCCTTGGCTACATCCCAACCATACTCATCAACTAAATCTGCAACACGATTACCACTTTCAAGAAAAGGGTTTAATGTATAGACAGCATCACGCATAGGTAAAGCAAATGAAATCCTTTTGAACCCATAGTTTAAACACAATAGTTCTGCAACTGTATCTTTACCTGATTGGGCGTAGCCCGATAATCCGATTATCATTGCCATCTCACTTTCGGATAGAGAGTTATGTGAATAAAGAATACAAGAAAATCTAAATGTAAACAACGAGCAAGCACCCTTGCATCATTGGTTCCGTCTATAAATTCTACAACTGGGTAGAAATCAAAGCCCACTCCAAAAGCATGTATGCTGTTTAAACGCACATTGATAGTCAGTCTGCCAAAGTCTTTCACTCTTGCCTCTGTGTTTCTGCTCTTGCCTGAGCGTTTGACCTGACTATTCTCCTACGGTTTGACCAAATAGGTGGCTCTCCACCCAGTCTATCTTGAAGTTTCTTGATAGCCCTATGCACCCGCTTACGCAATGCTTCCTCGGTCATTTCATACACAACGGCTAACACATCAAAGTCCATGCCACCATTAGCGTATCGTTGCCGGAGAAGGTTCTTATCTTGCTCGTTTAAACCACGCAATCCATTGGCTACATCCGATAGCAAAGCAATCCTACTGTTACCTTCGTTAACCTTAGATGTTTTACTGACGAACTCACTACTCAAATCAGGTGCATCTAACCAGCCCTCGTAGTCCCATACATCTCTTAGTAATTCATGCAAGATAGCGGGCGTGTAGTAAAAGAAATCATTGGTAGATACACGGGACTTATAGGCACGCTCTTTAGTCACAAACTTCTGCGCTTCATTGGCAAAGGTGCGGCGTAGTTTAAACGGCAAGGACTCTTGCTCGTTCCACTCGTCAATCTTGTGCCAATGTTCTAGCGCCCATAAAACTAGATGCTGGAAAATGTCGTCAACAGACACAGCGTTCTTATTTATCTTGGCTGAATACCGAGATGCAGTCCTCGCTAGTTTGTAAACGGTATCCCAAAGCGGGGACTTCTCAACATCCTGCAATTCCACTCTTACTCCTTTATGACTACATCTATCCAGTAGCGTTTAAACATCATAGCATTAACTCGTACTACAAGGTCACGCTCGTTGGTGTCGTGGCGAACATTAAACTCAGGCATCAAACCAGCAAGTTCTTTAACTGGTATCAACAAAGTACCATCAGTAAATCTAAAACAAATACGGTGGAAAGTATCAGGGTTGTCTAGGTATGGTGGACTAATCAGCATCTGCTGCAACTTATTGAAAGGAAAGATTGCTGGGATACTGCTATCTATTGATAGCCACTTAATCTCTATGTCCCCTAAGTAGTTCTCTCTGCCATTGTCGTGCAACCAAGTCAAATGAAAATCAGTAAAGTAAAACCTAGGCGTAGGGTAGAAGCGCCAGTTCGGATAGAGCCTAGATAAAGCGTGAACGGCAGCGGTTTCCCGCTTGCCGTCACCGCCCACCTGACGGATAGGTTCCAAAAACTCAGGCATAGTGCTTGTTGTTTACTATGAATTGACCCTTGTGTAAATACACAGGAGTAGGAAATACTTGACGGTCTTTAATTGTTAGCAAACCAAATCCTTGCTGCCAGTTAGCAGACCCG